CCATCATTTGAACCAGCATACTGGCACACAAACTTTTTAACTGAGCCCTGTGCCTGTTTGATTGCTTCTCCAGCCTTTTCTTCAACCTCTGAAACTCTTAGCGATATCTTCTCATTAGACAGGCTTAATTGCGCCATCTTGTCATTGATGCCTTCCTGTTCCTTTGCGATTATATCTAGTTTCAATGATTCCTGGTCCTGCTGGACCTGCAGTTTTCTGATTCGTGTTGTATTAGATACACGTTTCACTGTCTTTTCTTCGTTCTTTGTTGTAACACTGCCATCAACTGTAGACATAGAGAACTGTCCACCCTTGTAATTGACAGTTAGATCCGATACAAAGAAAGTGAATTCATTACTGTTATAATTGACAAGAGCCCCAGGAAGAAGGTTATCAATCGATATCATCGTGACATTCTTCACCTGATTGAAAGTCAATCCTTTAAGTCTGTCATAGATGCTGTCAATAATGCTCTGTTCATCTGCATATAGATTAGTTGAATCAATAAACAGCGTATTTCCTGTCTCATCACCCTTAGAAAGAGGATTGAGACCATTTTCAGCATATACTCTTGTGAGTGTATACACTTCATTCTTTTCATAGTCCGTTAAATCCTGTGTAGCAGCAAAGGCAGTCTTTTCAATAGGAACAAACCTAATAGAATCAATCCCCTCTGCACAGACATTTGCTGCAAACAGTTCAGCAATCCACCCAAGATAGTTTCTTATCACAATCGTGTTATCGTACCATGATACGCTCTTATCGAGAACGTACTGCGGTATTCCTTCACGAATAATAGAAAGACCAGTCAGACTTTCAATCTCGTCTAGCTGGTCTTTTATAGTGACAGGATAAGACAGTTTAGTATCGTATGCTGTATCAAGAGAATAGTTGTTGTCATACATCTTGAGAGTAAGTTCCTTGGTGTACTTCTCCGGCTGATCATACACCTTGAAGTATCTTGTATCAGATGCATCATTCTCCTTGACTTCCCAGTACTTGCTGATGTCGATATTGTCAAGAATGCCGTCATAATTATCGAACTTCATTGTCAGTTCAATTGATGGCACGTTGCCTATCATACGGCAGTCAGCAAAAGAGACAGACATCTTATAATCAAGAAGTCTGTCCGTTACATTTGTCTCTCCATATTTTATAAGCATATAATCACACCTCAATCAGAGAGAAAGAGAATGAATCTGCCTTTAGACCAGACTGCACTCTCTTATAATTGTACTTCTTATTTGAAGCATACATCTTCTTGGTTCCTCTGATACCATGATCAGGAATGTAGAGTTCTGCCGTGAACTCTGCCGGAGTGAGTACCTTCAGAATATTCATTACATCTGTGAATGTATTCAACTTATATGTACATGTAATCTTAAGCATGTTAGAACGTATTCTATTTCTTCTTAAGATGCCTGTTGAAACAGGTCTGACACTATCCGAATCTAAATCATTGATTTCTACGCTGATATCTGAAGGAGTCGGAATAAGTGTTCCGTTTATCTTGATTTTCGCTTCATCTGCCATTTATTCCACCTCCTAATAGTCAAATACAGGCTTTCCTGTACGTGCTTCATAATCTTTGATGTTATCAATCACCATCTTAGTGATTACTCTGCCATCATCAAGCACTAGCTTAATGACATAAGTAGCACCTGTTCCGTCATTCTGAGAAAGTGATAATCTCTCTGAAATCTTTTCAGCAATCATATCAAGTCCCTGTGTGTTTCTCTGTAATGGTATTACTGCTTCTGTTCCTGCTTCACCAATATTGGCAATAGTGGATGCACTTACGATACCACCTTTTGCAAGTCTAGGAATCTTTGGAATGGAGAATCCTTTTCCACCGACTCCAGGAACCCAGTCAGGAATCTTTATCTTGCCGATACCACTTAAGAATTTGTTGATTCCATCAATCATGAAATTCAATGGAGCCTTGAAGATAGCTCCTAATCCGGAAACAATACCCTCAAATATCTGTCTAACACCAAACCATGCTCTTCTCCAGTTGCCTGAGAATACACCACTGATAAAGCTAGTAAGACCCAAGAAAACAACTTCCAATGAATTAATGATAGGACCCACGTAGTCTCTGAACGCCTTGACGGCATTCTTAACCGTTTCAAACACATTCTTCCATTTGAAACCAAAAGTTCCTTCCATCCATTCACCTAGATTACGGAAGAATTCTCTGATATTGTTCACTCTTTCGCAGATTGTTTTGTCTGCGAGTTCAATAATTCCTCTAATTGCAGCAAATACCATATCGAAGGTACCTCTCAATAGTGTTAAGGCCAATTTGAATATAGGTCCTAGAATATCAAGAATTGTGCTGAAGATTGGTGTGACGAACTTTAAGAAATCACTTACCAACCCCATTATGCTCTGGAATACATTCTCCCATGCACTCCACAACGGTTTGAGAACAGTGTCCACAAAATCCATGATGATTCCACCAACTGTATCAATGATAGGTGCCACAATATTTAGAAATACCTTCTGAACAATAGTCGCGATATTTCCTAATATGCTTACTATGTCATCTCTAAAGTCCTCGCTCTTCTTCCATAAATCTGCCACTGTAGCAATAACTGCTGCAATGATGACATTTACAGGATTCACTGCCATTACAATAGATGCAAATATCTGTGGAAGAAGTCCAAATGCGCCACTTAGTGCAGTTGCAAGTGATGCCCATCCTGAAAAGACTCCCACTGCAAGCTGTATCTGTGTGATAACAGTACCAAGAATACCGGCGAGAGTAGAAAATAATGATAATCCCGCAATAGCTGAAAGAATGCTAAGAATAAGACCTACATTATCTGCTATGAAAGAGAATAATCCATCAATGATACTAAGAACCCCATACACCGCAACTAATACAACAGTCCAGTTAATCGCTTTAGTAATATCTCTCACTATTTTCAGAATCTCATTGATAATCTTCAAAATGGAGTTAAAGATATTCCATAAATGCTGGATGATTAAATCACCTAGACCGAAAGTATTCCATGCATCGGCCAGTCCTTGAGAGATATTACCGATTATCTTGAAGATGTTAGTGAATATCTTCAATATCAGTTCGACAGTCTTTGCACCTGTGCCGTTTTCCCACACCGTGTACATTGACTTGCCGATTTCCATAAGAAGGTTCTTGACGCCATTGAATGCATATACTGCAGCTGCAATCATTGGCGCTCCAAACTTATCCCATGACTGCTTTAATGGCTGGAAGAATTCAGCAACCTTCTTCTTGATTTCTTCTAACTGCTTGTCTACTTCTTCAAGAAGCCCTTTCTGTTCTTTTGCACCACTATCATCCAGGCTGAATCCGCCTATATCGCCACCGCCGGAACCACCTGAACCGCCTGAGCCACCAGAAGATGGATCACTTGAACTATTGCTTGAATTGATGTTATTGATTGCATCGAATCCAGCAAGAGCTCCGTTCAATTCCTTCTTGAGCTTGGAAGCATTACCTGCTGCCTTTTTTAATCCGCTTCCTGTTCCACTTGCGCCTTTAGAAAGCTTCTGTGAACTGTCGGAAGCATCGTTCATTTTCTTTGCAAGAGCCCCTGTGTTTCCTGCTGCCTTCTTAGCATTGTTTGACACTCCGCCAAAAGAAGAACTCAACTTCTTTGACTTGCCGCCAAACAGTGCCGTCAGATACCCAACGGCAACCATAACAACTTTAGTGAATGCAACAACATATGGGACGCAGGAATTAATTGCCTTTGCAATATTGGTAAAGAATCCAGCAATATTAGACTGTCCAATTGTGTTCATTACATCTGACATACATCTAACAATAGCTGTTCTCATATTAGCGATTGATGTAGCAATTCCACCTGTTGCATTTCTTGCCTGTTCCTCGAATGACTGATAGCCGTTAATGCCCTGTGTATTTAACTTCATAATTGTATCCATGAACTGGTCCATTGATACCGTTCCGTTTCTTAAAGCCTCACCTAGTGCTGAAGCATTGACAAAGCCCATGGCCTCAGCCACCTGTTTCATCTGTGCAGGCATTGCAGTCATCGCTGAACGCCATTCAAACATATCGGGTTTACCCTTAGCATATGACTGTGACAACTGTTCTAAGGCTGATTTCTGTATCTCGGAACTTGCACCGCCGGCTAGAATAGCATTATTTAGTGCAAGGAACATATCTGTTGATCTAGAGATGTTACTGTTCACTGATGTAAATCTCTGTACTGCGCCTGATGCATCGTCTAGGGTTGTTGGGAGCCCAATAAGCTTATTGCTTAGTTTCTGTACAGATGCATTCGCTTGAACACTGCCAACGCCTAGATTCGACATCACTCGGCTATAATTGCTAAGAGTATCAACTCTCTTGATTGCAGCATCAACATTCCCTAATATCGTTGATTTAATCAGAGAAGCAATACCAAGACCCGCCACAATATTGCGAATACTCTTGAATGAATTGCCAATTGATCCTGTGACCTTATCAACATGATTCTTTAGGCTGGTGACTTCATTCTTCACGCTGTTCAGTTCTGATTTCGCTGATTTCGTCTGAGCAGATATTACTATCTGCAGTTCCTCTACCGTCATTCTGCATCACCGCCTTTCTTTTTCTTAATGCTTCATTATGTCTTCTACTGAAGGCAATACGAGAAGATCTAGCGCTTGCGACCTCTTTTCTTTCCTTCTCTTTTTCAAACTCTTTCCTATCCTCTTCAAAAAGTGAAGGATAGAAGTCCCACAATTGTGTAGGAGTGAATGAATCATCCTTGCCATTAAGGACAGTGGCGATACAATCCCTTATCTGAAAGGCCTGTATCTGAAGAGATATCGCTTCCTGTCGCACCATTTCTTTTTTCTTTCTTTCATGTGCTGAAATAATATCGAATAGCTCATCTAACGAATAATTCCAAAATGAAAAGGGGTCTACTCCAGCATCAAGCGCTGGATCATAGACCGCCTTGTATATGTAATCTGTAATCAGGATATCTTCTAGAGATTCTTCTTGGCTTCCGCCATTTCCTTTTCCATTTTCGTTTCGAGAGCCCCAGAGAAAAAACCTGATACCTGGAACAATGGAATTAGAATATCACTAAGGAACTCAGTCTGTGAGCCTCCTTCATCGATATATCTGTCAAACATATCATTCACATCGTTTCTGTCGATATTGCTGTTGAATTTCTGAAGCCCGCCATGCACGATATCCAACATAGTGCATAATGGTGTCATACCTGTATCTGTATTAAGAAGATTGATAAGACTTCCACCATACATCTGTTCTAGTCTTGAGATTTCTCCTGTTGTAAGTTTCAATTTATATTCTTCTTCCCCAATCTTCCAAATGATGAAGGGTTTTCTTTTTGCTTTTACTTCCATTTATCTATATCTTCCTTTCTATGCTGCTACTGGATCAGTAACAGCGAGTTCAGATTGTAATGCGATTGAAATTGTGAATTCAATAGCATCATTAACACCACCACCCGCTCTCTTAACAGTAACCTGTCCTGAGAATGTAGTTGTAGTGCCGTCCTTCAATGTTTCCTTGAACATTGCAGTAGCTCCTGATTTTTCTAGTTCTCTCATTAATCTGTATGAAGATGTTTCTTTGCTGTTGTCATACTTGAATGTGTATTCAAGATCTCCAGGGTCTCCAATACCAAATTCATAGACTTTAACTGTATCGTCAAGTGAAGAGTTTTCAACCTTTTCTTTTTCAATACCCATGTCAGGAATCTTCTTCAACCCTGGAAGGTCAGTAAAAGAAGTTCCCTTGTTTGTCTTGTCATATGATAATTTAGCGCCATTTGCTAGCATTATATAGTTCCTCCTTATCAGTTACATACCATGATAGATGTATTCACTATCATAATATGCTTCATAATTCATTTTCTTGTGTCTAAGTCCTGATGCATCATCAATATCTTTGCATAATACTCTCTTTAGCCCCATTGCTGATAATGCCTTATCAACTTTCAAGGCTGTACCTGACGTACTCTTAGTATCCCAGATTTCGATTCTGTAAAGGACATGTGATATCTGCTCTTTGTCATCTGTCCATTCCGATACGCTATTATCTTCCTCAACATACTGAACCGCTGGAAGATTAGCCCAATCCTTAGGATAGATATCAGTGACTTCAAGGCCTTCATCTGTCAGAGCCTTATATACTTTATCTTTAATGTTGATCATAAATTCCTAATCCTTTTCGATTAACTGGCTGATTACAATACCAGCCTCTTTTACTGCTTTCTTTTCAGTCTTTTTTGCTCCCTGATACATGAATGGCTGTGCAGCCTGTCCGTCCGACCTGTAATATCTCTTACCATCAACCTCAATGACTACCCAATGGTAATGTTTTATCGCGCTGTCTGATAGCTTATCTTCCGGAATCCACCAAGGCTCCATAGTGTAAGATGGATTTGCGTATGGAGATATTCCAGAATGGTCTGCAGCACCTTTTCGACCTGTTCCGAATTCGACATATTGAGCATATGCCTTATTTGTATAAACATATCCCTTGTCGCCTTCAACACGTGTCTTGATTGAGTTTCTTAATGCACCATCATTAACAGGACATTCAAGCACGCACCCACTTCTTATAGTTTCCGCAGCCTTTCCAAGAACCTGTTCAGGATTCTCAAGTACTGCATCTATAGCGCGAAGCGTTCTAAATAATTCATTAGCACCATTGAGACTCATTTAATGATCTTCTCCAATTCAAAGAGGTAGTGCCTGTTATATTCCTTCATGCTGATGATTCTGTAATCCGGTTCATCAATTGACTGATTATAGACATTCACTCCCCACTTTTCAGTGGGTCTGAAATCATCATCCAAATTCTTAGGAAGAATCATATTAAGAATGTAGTTCAGTCTCTCCCCATACATTTCAGCCTGTAACTTACCGGATGCAGGCCATATCTCAAGAAGCATTGATTTTCTCTTGATCCACTTTTCAGTAGTGACACCTTCGCCGTCCTTTTCGATGACAGGCTCATATACAGGATAGTTCTTAAGCGCTGAAAGTCTCATTGGTTCCCCTCAGGCTTCTTTTCGTGAACGATTCCTCCTGCACGAATCAGTCTCAAGTTGTTGAGAGTTGAGAGAATATCTTCAAAAGTGGAAGACTGAAAAGTAGATGTTATGCCACCTTCTGAGTGTGATGATTCTCCCACCATGCCCTCTCTGAAGTACATGGCACATGCTAGATCAGCCACACAGAAATCCATTGCAGTGATGTATACAGTGCGGTTGGTATGTGCTAGAGCACGCTGTTTTGCCATATCAACATAGATTCTTGCACGGCTTTGACTCGTTCCTGTTCTTTCAGCAACAATCTCAACTAGATCCATAGATTACTCCTCCTGCATCTTAGTGAGAACTGCGACCAATTCCTTTTTAACAAGACTAGAATATCCGCTAACGCCCTTTTCCTTTGCAATAGTCTTTAACTGGTCAACAGTCATATCGTTGAGATCTGTCACTTCTGCATTTTCTACAGGAGTATCTTCATCATTCTTCTTGTCTTCAATGACACGATATCCCTGTTCAGTATAACGCTGAAGGTCATCCTCATGGATGACTCTTTCAACGTTGATTCTTTTTACAATGATCATTATGCATCAGCTGAGACGTTAGCAATGATTAGGTCAAGCATGTTGTCCTTTTCCCAGCAGTCATGATATCTTCTATAGTCAATCTGCCAAGCATTTGCATCCTGGTTAGTATCAGGGTCAAATACTCTTGTCTTGTCCTGTTTAGTAACACCGATAACACTATTGATTGGCGCCATTAAGAAGTTTACATTCTTAGCAGTTTCACCCTTTGTATATCCACCTGCGTCTTTTGTTGCTCCAGCATCAACCTTGATAGCTGAATACATTCTGTTCTTTGGTGTAGGAATGAATGTAATTTCATCAAGCTTATAGATATCTAATGTGATATTTCCAATAGTTAATTTACCTGATGTAAGGTTGCTGTTTACCATCTTTTCCTTTAATAATCTTAAAGTGTCATATGTAATATGACAGATGATATCGCCCTGATATCCTTTATCACGGATAGTATCCGCTGCCTTTTCTAATTCAGAAAGAATATTCTGTTCAGTCAATGCAGTTGTTAGGATGTTTGCTGATTTCTTTGCTGTAACATCAGAAACAACCTTAGAAATACGGTAAGCATCTACTTCAGGGGCAACATGTAAACGCTGGAATTCTCCCATGACAGTGCCAGCAGATGCAACGAAATTGGTTTCGTTCACATCCATTGCATCAAGAAGGAACTTTCTTCCACGGTCCTGTGTCATTTTGAATGTTTCATATTCAAGAGTAACAGCACCCTGTTTATATCCTTCATCTCTGTTATAGTCTCCTAAGCCCACTAATGACATCTTAGGGATTTTTACCTCTGCACCACCGTCATACTTAATCTGTCCGGCATTGGCATCCATCCATGATGTAAGAGTGAGATGCTCCATCTGTTTATCTAATTCAGTCTGAAAAATAGTTGAATACTGTAATGTGTTAATTGCCATGTTCTATACCTCTTTTCTAAAATTTAAGTGCATTCGCGAATGCCTTTCTTGCATTCTCTTCTTCAGCAGTCAATACATTGTTTTTTGCCTTGTCTAAAGGTGCTTTCCCTTTTAATCGGTCATCAACAGACTGCTGAACCGCTCCCTTGAATGCTTTAGAGAGTCTCTTGACAGATTCATTTACGGAATCAGCATCAGTGTAGTCAATGAAGTCAGCCATGTCTGCTGGAACTCCTGCAGCATTAAGCTGTTCCTTGGCAACTGCAGTCAGTTCTCTACGAGTAATTGCTGCTTCTCTATTGTCAAGATCTTCTTTTCTCTTATCTTCCTCATACTGCTTCTTTTCATCATCTGTCATCTTTTGAAGCCTTTCGGCTTCCGTATGATCCTTATCCCACTTCTTTCTTGCACGGGCAAGTCTCTTCTGGACGATTCTGTCCACATCGTCTTCTGTGAGGGTTGTTACTTTGGCTTTACCATCTTCCGGTTCACCTGACTGCGCATTATCGGGATTCCCTTCATCGCCTGTATCATCTTCCCCCTCTTCCCCTTCTTCCGCAAAAAGCTGAAGGTTCAAAGGCATCATATTCTTAATGTATTCCATAACTTAATTCCTCCGTTTATAGTCCGTATGACTGTTATATCCATGCACCTTTTAATGTCATATGCACGTTATGGACAGACAGAAAAAAAGAAGAACATCAATCGCTCTTCTGTCTGCTTCTGTATTTCATCAATGCTTTAGGTTTTCTTTCCTTGGGAGGCGGACAGTACTCTTCATATGTCTCGTGTGAGAGTTTTCCGCATATCATGCACATATATGTCACCTTCTTAACAATGACGTGCCTACGGCTGTCAAAATGACTTTTACAGTCATACTCAAAGTACTGATGATGATGTGGTTTCAATCCTTCAGCCATATGGTTCTCCTTTCTTGAAATTGGGCAAAATAAAAACCGACTAGATAGTCGGCTTATACGAACGGTAATATGTCTTTCAAGTCTTTCATAAATCGCTTGGCTTTTTCAGTAGTTGAATTATCAGTAAGGTATTCTATTCCTTTTGGTGTAATCTCACATTTATCAAGGTTGTATATATCTATGTTTTCATCTATATCCTGGTCAATTACTATCCCACTGATATATCCCTCATTCAACAGATTCACAATGACATAAGTCCAGTACTTTCTGTTGATCTGAAGATATTTACTGTCGTGTCTTATGAGTGATGCATCAATATCCTTGCCTTGCTTTAGCTGCATATACAGGTAGGATAGAATCTGATAAACAATTACATGATAATCATCCCTTGCCATGTTGTTCTCCTTCCTTGAAATTGTATAAAATAAAAAAACGACTATTCTTTTAGTCGATCTGCGTAATGATAATCAATTAAAAAGGATAACTGGAGGGGCGGTCGAACCATTTCTAAGAATGGGCATCCCTCATCCGCAGAATACTTAACAAAGTATAAGGCGTGTTAGACGAGACCGATTTTTCTACATCAGTTATCCTTTTCTACTGCTATTAAACCATTTAATTCTAAATATGTCAATATATTTTTATTTCTCACATCCAATAAACTCATTTTCTTTTTAAGTCTTTTTATGTTCTTAGCTGCAGATTTTTTACTCTTATAGTTGAAATGGAAAATTTCCTCTTCATCATTAATATATTTAAGAACAATATCATAAGCTCCGTTTTTTCGTTCCGCTTGTTTCACAAATGAATAACTCTCACCATCTTCTGCTATAAATGCCATATCATAATCTAGTATGTTATTTACTGTCATGAGGTCCTGTATATCAAGAGACCCATCGGTTACATGTTTTTTTATAAAATAAGAAAAGTCTTTATCATATATGTATATTTTTCTTCCAGTAAAGGGATTTAATCCTATATACGTTTTACGCGGTAACAGAAGTGTTAAATCTTTTCTTGAAATATCCGGATCTATTTCATTCATTCTCACAGCATTATTCAATGCGATTATTGTAGTTTCAGGTATTTTATCTTTTTTATTTTCAGAAATAATCCTTTCTCTTTCTGATTTTTTGTTCAAGTCTAATGTTTTATCATTCTTTTCAATTAATTTTGTATTGGTATTTTCCTCTTTCTTAACAGGAACTTTTTTATCTTGACCAACAGAAGCCGATGCAGCTTTAACATGAGTCTTTAGATTCTTCAATACTTCTTTCTTTTTATTCTTCGAATCCTCTTTATTTTTATTCTTCGATTTTTGGAATTCTAATTGTGATAATGACATATTTTCCTTATCAAATGAACTGCGGTATTTTTTCTGCTGCTTCTTATCACTAGAATAATTCTTAGCTGACTTCTCAGCAGTGTTGATTGCTTCAGCACCATGCTTTTCAACCATTCTCTTATGCCACTCTTTATAAGTCTCATCCGCTGGAACCTTCATTCTTTCACCTGTGACAGGGTCCCTTGCAAATCTTTCTAGACTATGCATAGTTTCATCGTCAAGATTCATAATAGTAGTAGAACGGCACCATGGGTGCATTGGAGGGGCGTTTACGCCTATCTTCTTATCATTCACCCTGTATACACTTCCGTCTCTCTCACGGCAAATTTGAGACGTTCTAAGGTCTAGTGTTGCAACAAATCTATACTCCTCTATGCCGTAATCCTTGTAAGCCTGGAAGTGCGCCTCATTGTGAATGTATGATGATTCGGTTCTTACAAGTCTTCTAGCTTTATTTCTACCTGATAGAAACTGTTCGTTGATTGAGTCGGTCATTTCCTTCTCTGTCTTTCCTGTAAGTGCTCCTATCATGAGTTCCTCTTTTAATGAATCAGCGACCTTCTGAGTATTGTTCCATACTCTTTCGGAATAGTTCTGACCTGACCATTTCTTTTTCAGAATGGTTTCAAGAGCACCTTCATCAATAGGGCCTGTCTGAAGATCTAGACCACTCATTCTTGCAGCTTCATATACTGCATGGTGATAACTGCTTTCATAGACCTGTCGCATTGTCTTCCCTATGGCATCTCTTTCCTTGGATGCAATGGCATTAATCAGCTTATTAATTGACTTGTTAATATCATCAAGCCTCTTCATACGGTTCTTGTATGCTGGGGCTTCCAATTCTGCTAGTACCTCTCTTTTTTGGGCGCCTGTCTTATTCTTGTATGCTTCAAGCAGTTTTTCGAAATTTCTGCTGTCAGCCTCTGAAAGAAGATTAATAGCCTCGTCTCTTGTCAGATGATGTTTTGAAGCGAATCTATTGAATATTCCCTCAATCTGTTTGGCAGTGTAGATTGCAGCCTTGCTATAGATTACGCTCAACTCTTTGGCGCAGTCCTCAGCCAACTGCATATCCTTGTACATGTTCCTTGCTTCTCGCATCTCCCAGTACTTTATGTTTTTGATGTTAGTCATAACAGAGCACTATTATTCCTTGTCTTTGTCATCATCATTATTACCATCTTCCTTGTGATCATCTGTTTCTTCTTCATCTTCTGGAGGAGTATTCTGATTTTCGGTATCAAATAACTGCTTCTGTGTCTCAAGCGCTTCCTGCTGTTCTTTCTTGACTTCTTTCATTTCATCATCGACGTTTGAAACAAAGTCAAGCAGTGCAAGAAGTGTCTTGGTTGAAACAACACCTTTAAGGTTCGAAATAATCTGTGATAATTCAAGACGGTTCTGTGGGAGCCCTCTTGTGAATACAGGCTCAATCATTGACTGATCAGCAGCAATTGCCTTTAGATTGAGATAAGTACAGAACATTCTTATACGCTTCTTAAGTCCCTTCTTGTAATATCTCTCTTTTGTCTTGGTCAGGGTTTCGAGTGCTAGAAGCTTATACTGAATAGCAATACCTGAACTGTTGCCAGCAAAGTTTTCATCTGTCAGATTAGGAACATGAGAAAGTGAATAGATATCTTCCTTTATTGAGCGCTTGAGTGTTTCCACTGCATTCTCATCAAATGTTCTAGTCAGATATTCAGAGCGTGCATCATTAGGAAGTTCCATAACTCCATTCTTTCTAATATCATGAAGCGCCTTTGTTGCTTCTTCATCGGTATCACCTAAAAGAGCGCCATAGATAACAAGCACCGCATCAATGAACTGCTCCTTATCGTTGATTCTGTCAGAGCATAACGTATTGTATGCATCAATAAGAGAAATCTGCTGTTCATAGTCTCCGATGCAATCCATGTTGTTTCTATACTCAATGATAGGGTCCTCACCTAGAAAATGCGGATAAGGCTCACCTAGTTCTGAAAACTCGCCTTTTTCAAATTCTTCGTTGCATATGATTCCGATTCTTGTGACATAGTTCTCACTTGTAATCGTCGCAGTGATATTGAACATGTCAGTAGAATCATCTTTTTCAATTGAATAATAAACGCTGAATAGTTCATGCTGCTCAATTGAGGAATCGAAAACCTTAAATGTTGACAATGGGTCAAGCGTCTTGGTCATAAGCTTGCTTTCATGCTCGCATAAATAGACATATTCGTAAGCAACACCAGCACGGGACATATTGATAGCATTACATGAATCTGTATCATCTGTTTCAGCGTCAACGAATGCACCTGTAAGCTTGTCAATATTGCCGTCTTCTGTGTTCTTCTTGAATGTGATAGGGTTTGAAAGAAAATAGCCTGTTGCTGTATCTGATATATCTTTAGCATGGTTTACCATGATCTTATTGTTTGGCTGGTTCTTGAACTTCTTTTCCCTGTTCATGATGGCATGCTTACCAAAATAATAGCCAACATTCTTCAGTATCTCAGGAGCACGTTTACTATAATGCTTTGCAATAAGACGAAGAATCATACTCCTGTCTATGTTTGTCTCGTCGAAATTTTCTCGTGGAATCGTGAAAGTATAATACATCTTTTAAAATCTCCTCTTTCCTGCTCTTGCCTTCTTCATAAGGATTTCATTTTCAATAGCATATCTAACCGCATCTATAGTGTGGTTGTTTCTGTCGGGGAAGTCCCCTCTAAGGTTGCCATCTCTATCCATTTCAATTTCATAGTCATTGAATTCACGTGCAGCATTGGGGCATCTAATAGGATCTATAATTATCTTGTCTAGGTCCTGAAGGAACTTTATTCCGTTGTCTACACTGTCAGCGCCTTTCTTTGCACCGATGATATTGAGACCTAATAACTTGAATTCATTAATGGTTCTTGGCTCGGCTGAATCGGCAGTGACTAGCTTATTGAGTGGGTTGATCTCCTTGATAAGTTTGACGGCCTTGGCATTTGATAGTCTAGTTCCATATACTTCACCAAAAATAAAAAGACGCCTGCGCGTCTTGTCATAGTTTGCTTTGACATATGCCAATGGGTCACCAGCATAACCAAAGTCTAGTCCGTTTTTTAATCTATCGAATACCTGTATTTCCTCGTCGGTTATCTCTCGTATATCAAGGTTTGTAAAAACCTCACTACCTGTACCGGTTACCTCACCTAGATAGTCATGCTTATACTTATCAGGCTTTGTCTCCTTCATGTGGTTGGCTTCAATTAGAAACTGCTCCCCAAGCCACTGAGGTGGTGCCTGTAAGTAAGTTGTGTGAGAGACATATGTATCATCCCTTTTTACTAGAACTTGCCTATTGCACCAATTACGTTGTGATTCAGGAGGGTTGAAAGAATAAAAGACACAATACTCATGTCCACCACGAAGAAGTGACTGATTGATATTGGTTATTTTATCGTATGTTTCGAATTCGTCGCATTCTTCATACCATACGTATTTAACATAGCCGACAAACACCTTGATAGATTTCAACTTCTTAGGATTGTCAGCACCTTTGAATATTATCTGTTGTCCTGTCGGTCTGTATGTCATCTGTAACTTAGATTCAGGTATGTCCCAATCTTCTTCAGCCTTCAGCATGAATATGCCCCACTTAATCTGTTCATAGACTGAACCCCTTAAAGTGTCCTTTACACGTCTGATAACAACGGCATTACTCATTACACCACGCTTCGCATCTCTCATAATCCCTAAAGGAATCTCTGTGCCAATGAAAGAAGATTTTAAAGAACCACGTCCACCTTTAAGCCAGTAGTGTGTATATGCATTAGTCTTAACATATTTATGAAGATCATAGAACGCTGGGCCTATAATGTCAGAAAGCTTTGCTTTATTCGATGTCATCTATAATTACTATCTGTCCATTTGACTTGATGTCAAGACTACTGCCAGGTTTATTACCGCTCAAGTCTCTAATGAATTCTGCTGCCTTAGTGTCGCCCTTCATTGCCTTCTGAACCTGTTTAATGAGTATTGCATCCTGTACAGTCACATTCTTGCCATTCAATGCAGCAAAGTTCTTTATTGTGTCCACATCGGCTATCTTACCGGATTTAAGAGACATGGAAAGAAGCGATGCAAGATTATCTTTCATTGCCTTCTTTTCTCTTCTTGCCTTGACAGATGCAAGTCCGCCTTTTCGGCCGTTCTCTCTTCTTTCTTCTGGTGTCATGTTTGCGAACTCACTTTTTGCCATTGCTATCACCTGCCTTTATTACTATCGCTTATTTTTTTACCTTGCTATACTTATAGCCGAATTTCTTAGCATGCTTAGTAAGCCATTTATCTACTGCATCATCATATGATTTACCTTTCATTCGTGCATTTCTGATTGCTCTAGAAAACTCATTAGGCTTGAAATGAGAACCTTTTTCAAATTTATAGTAATAATTCTTCTTGCTTGGAGAAGCAATAATACCATTTGCATTACGGTCAGATGCTGCATTTAATAAATCTGTATCAGAGAAATGGCCACCACTAGGATGATTATGAACGATGATTGTTTTTCTATTTCTTGATGTATTGGTACCTTTTCCCCAAACGGAATGCTTGTTTCCTTCGTTGTATTGATGGATAAATCCCTGGTCATCAACTTCAACAGACCACTCATGATCTGAATTTTGATGTTCTTTATTGAAATACGCTATAGCATCTTCCGGACTTTTAGTTTTAATTTTTGTGTTCATTTTAGCAGGGAGCAAGGTCTTTTGACCTTCCCAACTTGTTTTAGCATGTCCAAATTTAAACGTTTTATTCGATGTATCACTAGACGCACCTCTTCCACCTTTCAATTCAATTGAAGGAAGATGCTCCATCTTATCAATAATCTCTCTTACTTTTGCACCATTAACGCTATAATCCAGCGCTTCATCAACACTCTTAAATCTGATTAATTCATCTGTTCTTTCGTGCCATATTTCAATAGGCTTTCTATACATCCACACACCTTCACACAATTGAAAAAAATTAACTCGATTAAACTCAAACCTAAATTGATTCAGTCTCATTTATCGTTTATCTCCTTTCGTTAATTTCATTTTTTCTGTCACATGATTGTCATAGTATTTTACATTAGCGCCCTTGAAGTCATAGCCAATGTCACCACCATAGACAAGTACATTCTTAGGCTTCAGCCTCTTCATGGCTTCGTCCATGCCCTGTGTCCATATCTTTGTGGCTTCCTTGCTGCGCTTAACTCCAATAGTAGAAACTGAAATTGTACTGTTAGAAGGAATACCATCAAAACAAAAAGTAAATGTTTCTGGTTCAGCCCATGATACAGTAGGAATCACTCTAAGCCCTCTATCCTGATAAATCTGACCAATTAAACGGCTTCTGTATACATTCCATATCTTCATGGCCATAGGCATATCCATGTAAAGAGAAAAGTCAGGAGTAAGAATACAGTCAAACTGTGCCAGCTTATCAACATACATCTGAGGAGATGCCCAAATTCTTTCAAATTGATAGTCATCAATATAAAAATGAACACCTGATTCATATCTATCAGAATTCAATACATAATTGAAACCAACAAGATCATCAGGAACATAGTCAATTTTTTCAAGTGTAGGCATTTGATAGAATCCTATTGCTCTAAGTTCATCATATTCATCCAGGTTATATGCGTTCCCTGTTCTTTCTCTTTCATTAACCTTTTCAGAATCGTCTTCCTCAGGTTCTTCAAAATCAATTGACTCAAACCCAAATGAATCCATGTCTATATTGATGATGTCATCAAGTTCACCGCTTAGGATTTCAAAATCCCATTCAGCTTTCTCTGATACCTTATTATCTGCTAGTCTAAATGCCTTAATCTGCTCGTCTGAGAGGTCATCGGCTACTATGCATGGAACTGTCTCAAGTCCTAGCTTTAGCGCTGCTTTAAACCTAGTATGACCGCATACGATGATATTATTCCTATCAACAACTATAGGAACTTTAAAACCAAACTCCTTGATGCTGTTCATCACCATTGGAACGGCTTCATCATTCCTTCTAGGATTGCGACTATAAGGGATTAGATCAGCAATAGACTTCTGTATTATCTTGATGTCATTCATCTGTTATTCTCCTTCCCGGCAAAATAAAAAGAGGCTGTATGTGCCTCTATCTCTGCATGGACTCTTATGTATTTACATAATACCACACTATTGTTATTACAAATCATTAACAATTAGGACTTTTTCACATAATAACTGATAATTCTTTAACTGCATCGAGTATATACGTTCTTACTGTTGCTGGAGAATAGTCCATAATTTCAGCAATATCATATACACTCAAACACTCTATATATCGATAAAACAGTATGTTTCTATATGTCATACTGCTCAATCTTTCAATAGAATCCTTTATTTCTTGCATCTGAGACAAGTATTCATCTTTCATGATGATGTAATCATTTTGAGTTTTAGGCTCGCCATAAGAACATCTTTGAGCATCGTCATATCTGATTGATTTAACATTAATCATTTTATTGTTGATATACTCTACCCTGTTAGCCATGCTTTTATATGATTTTAGAAATGTTCTTGTCTCGTCAATTGTCATAAAGAATCCTCCTGATTACTCAAAAATAAAAAATAAATAAATCACTATCACCAGTACAAATAAAATGAAAAACAAAAATTAACCTCCTTTCTGGAGAAGAAGAAAACAGTCCTTTACTCTTCCTATTGGTTTTCAATTTGTGTCTTCTCTTCTCCCAGCAACACCATAACTTTAGTTGGATAGCAAAATTAGCGCTTCATACTCTTATTCTTTGCAAAAGAAGGTGAATGAGATTGAAGCAAAGCCATGACACTGCTGTTGTTTGTTGGTTTTAGAATAGAAAAATATGTTGGGGCATCAAGTCCATGAGAGGAACTTGCTTTTAGAAACAAATCTATTAAGAGTAATCCATATAGATTTTCTTATTTTAAATTTTCTTATGAGTTAAATATAAAGAACTCAATGCCCTGTGTAGTTATCTTAAGTCTCCTTTATAGTTGTCTTAAACTTATATTCAAATAACTTCTTCTTGATGTTATAGACAGGAGTTCTGAGACCTTTGACGTCCTCTATGACCTTTTCATCATCTTTGTAATAGACGAAGTCGGCCACGTATGTGATTGGTCTTCTTTTCCTCTTCTTTCCATCAATTACAATTTCAAATGACGGTATAAGTTCAAACTGAACCTGAAGAGACAGGCCTCTAATGCTTCCCATCTCTTCAAGTTTCTTGAGTTCTGTATATCTCTTTGCTTCTTTTCGACTGTCAAAGACAATGCCGTCAACAACTGCCTTCTTAGCCTTGTATTTATTCCTGATCATTAGAATTGAATGTCATCCTCTTCCATAATCAATCCTTCATCCTCAAACTGATGAATCAGTCCATTATTCGCATAGTTATTAACAGGTGCTTGATTATTTACTTGTGCTTGTGATGCAGTGGCTGTATTGTTATTTCTGTTTGTCTGAATGAACTGTACAGAGTCAGCAATCACCTCAGTAACATATACCTTCTGACCTTGATTGTTCTCATAGTTTCTTGTCTGAATGCGACCATCAACAGAAACAAGTGAGCCTTTAGAACAGTAACGTTCTGTATTCTCTGCAATCTTGCCCCAACAAACACAGTTGATGAAATCAGCTTCCTGATCATCGCTCTTGAAGTTTCTTTCTACTGCTAAGTTGAAAGAAGTGACTGCCTTCCCACTCCCTGTTCTTCTTAGTTCAGGGTCTCTTGTAAGTCTTCCGACTAATAAAGCACGATTAAGCATTAATAGTGTTCCTCCTTGTCTTTTCTTGTCATAAGTTATTATTCTCCTTATCTTCTTCTACGCCATTCACAACCACTGACACAATAACGAACACTGCAATAGCAATCACTGATATCACGATAAGAACGCCAACAATCAGCACGATAATAGCAAACATAGAAAATACATTTTCTAATACCTGTAATAAAAACATCTATATCACTCCTCGTCTAAATCACAAAAATAATCAAGAAACTTATCATCAGTAAATGTTATCGTTGTAGGGTCAACACGATAGATATTGCCTTTTTCATCTTCAATTAAAGCGAATACATGACTAATCTGTCCTGCAGAATGTCCGCCAATCATAGGAGATTCTCCTATCACATTCGACCACTGTTCAAAACAGTGAAATAGATAATTTTCATTTTCATATCTGCATGTTCTATAGAAACTCACCATAATCACTCCCCCTTATCTGATAAATAAGTAAATCATTAGCACAAGTGTAGCAACATGAGCTGCTACTAGGATAAAGAAATCCCTGTTAGCCTTTTTGCAGCTTTTAATGAGTTTATTGTTAAACTCCTGAAGATCATCCATCTTTTTTGAGTCTTCATGATAGATGCACAATATAGTTTTGTTTGCTTTTTCATAACTTTCGCATCTATCTTCTAAATCTTCATTTTCAGCCTTTAAATCTTCTAGTTCTTCTTTCAAATATGAATACTCTTCTTCTAGCTTCTTATATTCGGCTTCCTTTTCTTCTACAATTTCCTGTACTTTTTCGACACTAAAATTCACCATACTTATTCTCCTCCTAGTTCCACAAGCATTTCATTTTTTGCACGTTCATAAAAGTTCCTGTCGATTTCAAAACCATATGCATTTCTATTTAATTCGAGACACGCTCTTAATGTGCTACCACTGCCACAACATGGATCAATAACAACATCACCTTCATCAGTGAATATTTCTATTAACTGTTTGAGAACATTTACCGGTTTCTGCGCTGGATGGATTTTAGGAATTTCTTTTCCGTCTTTAGTCCAATTGAACCAATTGAATATCATTCTTCCTGAACCTCTAATGTTCTTTCCTGTTTCAGGGTCTGTTTTGACGCCATTTCTAAATTTTGGAAGTTTATCCCTGTACATGACCAATGCATACTCTGTTGCGCCAACAACGCGCATGTTAGCTTTCAGCACCTGAGGGCTGTAATTCTTGATGAACACTAAAGGAATATAATTCACAAAGCCATGCTTCTTACCTGCATCTATTAAAGTAGGCATCTGCTCAAAGCTGCAAAAAACAATCATACATGGACTATCTGAACTTCTTCCGCGTTTCTGTTTCTTATGATCATCTTTTTTTAGCATGCGTGAACAGAAATGGAAATATTCATATAGATTGAAATTAAAATCACTATTAAATGCTGATTTACCAGCCAATTTAGATTCACCATTTTTGTTGTCCCCCCCTTTGTACCACATAGGGTTAGATCCATAGAAATTATTGCCTACGTTATAAGGTACATCGGCAATAATCAATTGTGCTTTTGGAATCGCATATCTCTTATAATTCTGCATGCTATCCCTGTATATCTCGCATCTTACTTTCTTCATTTTGGTTCTCCTCTTTAATCCACTTGATAAAATTCTCTTTTGAATAGAACGGACAGTAATCTTCACAGACATCAGTATCACAAGGTACATCTAATCTTTTCTTTAAAGAGTTATTGAAGTATGAACAAAGGAATCTTCCGTCAACTTCCGATTCCGCTATAAAGTTAGCGACTGCTTCCAACTTCTTGCTATTTACTAGTTCCATTTATAAATCTCCTCCTAGTCCTTCCATCATTTTTCTTAATTCAGCAACCTCTTCATCAGAGACTTGCTCTTCATCATTTCCGTATAGCCCTTCCGCCAATCGTCTTAATTCTTCTTTATCTTCTTCAGTTACTCTTCTTTTTGGTTTCTTTTTTTCTGTTATCGGTACAGGTTTCTTCTTAGCTGCTAACTCTTCAGCAACTGCGATAGCAAATGCACCTAGATTGTTAATCCTGTCGAAACCATAAGCATCACACTTTTCATATACATCAGAGTAGTATTTATCAAGATTTTTAGAAGTAAGAGAATTAAAGATTTCTTCCTGTCTAGTCAGTCTTCTTTTATTCTTTATTTCTTTTATTCTTTTATTCTTATTACGTCCTACTTCTTGTCCTACTTCTTGTCCTACTTCTTGTCCTACTTCTTGTCCTATTTTTAGGACACTAGGTGAGACACGACTTTGATATTTATCCCAGTTCCTGACAGTTATTAATGTGCCTTTTCTGGATATATCAAGTTCGATTTTTCCGCATTCTTCTAAGAGATGAAGATATTTGGTAATGGTGTTCTTGGCCATTCCACATCTTTCGGATACCTGTCTCAGAGACAAGATGCATTGCCCTCTTCTGATAAGCTCGCCGTGATGATAATAATCAACAGGATTAGTGTGTAGTAAGATGTCAATCCAAAGATGGAACATCTTGGAATCATGATAGACTTCATCGTAGTCCATCATATAAAGTTTTATCCATCTCCTTCTTTCCATCTTTCATGTCTTCCTTTCTTTTTATCTCTTATAACCCAAATGGATCATCGTAGTCTTCTTCGAATCCGAATTCATTCAATTCAACATTGATGCCCATTTCAGCTAGTTCTTTATCTGAATCTTCCTGTGGTGCCTTAGGTGCTGAACTTTCCTGTTCGATTGCCTTAGGTGCTTCTTCTGCCACTTCAACTACTGCAGCAGGAACGATAGTATTGTTGTCTGCTGAAAATTCGAACGAACTTCCATCAGAAGAATATGCCTGGATTTCTGTATCTGTTAATAAACCATGCTTAGAAAGCAACTGACGGATGACTGTCTTCTTGGCCATTTCATCAAAGTTCTTATACCAGAAAGAGGAATACATCCATTCATTCTTATGATCATAGTTGCCTTTTTTATAATCCTCATAAGAAACCTTCTTCTTAGCGCCATACTTTGTATTGATTGTTGTCTCATTCTTGCTGAATGCCTGTGAGAACTGATCGGCATGATTGAGCATCTTTGATTTAGGCCAGTAGATCTTCTTCTTATATCCGTTTCTCATTTCAAAATATGCCATATATCCAATTACTGGGGTATTTTCTCTAACTTCATCATCTTCAATAAACTTGAATTTTGGCTTTCCTGTTTCTGAATCTCTTCCAAGATACTCACCTTCACGGATTTCAATGGCATCAATATCAATATACTGTCCTGTCTTAATTGCCAACTGAATCAAACCTTTATAACCAAGAATGAACTGAGCTTTCTTGTACCCTAGCTTGTTATCCATGAAAGGAACTAAATAGAAATACCCTAAAGAGATAGGAAGATGAAGTGCCTCACCCTGAAGCGCCCCAGTAATGATAGAGTTACTTTCACATTCTGCTAGTGAAGGATTGTTATTCACTAAACTGATTAATGAAGTGCTGAAACGCTGTGCGTTGACTGCACCCACCATCTGGTTAATCTTGGTCTTAACTAATTTAGTAGCAAGCACTGCATTAAAGTGCTTTGCTCCTGTCACGATTTCTGAATTCTTCTGTTTCTGTAATTTGTTTGCTACCATTGTTATTTTTCCTCCTTAGTCAATGTGTAGTTAAATCTGTCTCCATGTCTTGATTTGATTGCCTTGAATGCAGCTGCTAACTCTGTTAAAGCACCGATTGAACCATCGAACTCAGCGATATACTTGAATTTGTATGTCTTATCTCTTAGATTTTTAGCAAGCTTCTTGGCTTCAAATGTGATTACTTCTGTTTCCGGAGAAGCATTTACAGGCTTTTCTTGCTGCTTAACTTCTTCCTTCTGTCTCTGAAGTTCTCTGTTTCTTAAGATTCCGTTGATTCTGCAATCAATGTCCTTTGTAAGACTTTCAAGAGACTCCTGTACTAGCATCTTTTTGTATAGAGTTAAATCAAACATCTGCTGATCAATATCCGATTCCTTGCATTTTGCTTCTAAATAGATGCATAAGCCTTCAATTTTCTGCTGATAGATTTCAAATTCCTTTTTAACTCTTTCGCATTCCTGTTTGATTTCATCAACAAGCGCCTTTGTTGGCTTATGATTATTAATGAACTTCTTTAATGTGCTCCAGCGGGGATCTGTATTGAAGAAATTAGTAGCAAAGTATTCATTGAAATCATTTCTTCCTACGTAATCATGAAGAGCCTTCTTGCATAGAGCTTCGACAACTTTCTTATTTTCTTCAACTTCCTTGTCTGTGAACTGCTTAATGTCATCAGAAAGCACCTTGATAGAAGATTCAAACATCTTTAACACTTCTTTCATTTCATTTTCAAAGAGAGTGTAGCCTTCCATTGCTTTCTTCTTAACTTTCTTTTTCTTCTCATTGACATCGTTCATTTCTTTCTTTAATTTTGAAACAGTATCAGATAACTCTTTATAGTTGTCTGCAGTTACAACGATGCCGTCATAACGCTTTAGGTATGACTTGACTGCTAGCTTGAACTGTTCAGCATTGCCCTCAACCTTTGAAGGAATCACATCAACTATGCTTAGGTCAGGCATTTCAGCTACTTCATTGACATCTGCATCAATAGGCTGTGCATCTTCTTCATCGATGATTGCATCCTTGAACTTCACCTGTTCGTATCTGATGTCAATCTGCTTGTCAGCGAATACTTCACCATTGTCATTAACTGCAGTGAGTGCTGTAATTGCGCCAAAAGGCCATGCCAGTTCAGTTACTGGCTTTCCGCCTGCAATCTTCTTGTTGTCATCTGCAAGCATGACCTTGAGAATCTCAAAATCAATCTTGTCCGTTTCGATTCCGATGTGACCGCCATATAAGCGGTCTTTAATTTCTTGTTTAAATCTCATTCTTTTTCTCCTTTAAATAAAATTTGGTTCAATATCTTCCACGATGTGCTTTTGCCAGAAGGCTTCTTCATCAGTCTCCAACTGCATGAGATCCAAAAGCACTTCGCTTCTTTCAATTCTTCTAACAATTGTCTTGGTTTCATCGCACCACGGCATCATGGCAATAGCGAATAAGACAACGAATTCAGCACCTGTCACGTTCATATAGTGCAAGCACTGGCAGTAATATGTCTGAGGCATTGAATCATCGCCCCAGTCATCCTGGAAGTACTGCCACTTGTTAATGGTTGTTGACTTTATTTCAAGTATTCCTGTTGATCCATCTTCCTTACGAATAAGAGCGCCGTCCAAGTTGGCTCGCATCCAATCCTTGTCCTTGCGAGATAACGAATAATCCTTTGTGTCAATGACTTCATAGTCATCGCCATACAACGCTTCGAACAGGTTGAACATCACAGGCTCTAAGCGATTACCCATTTCAATGGCATGATTGGTTACCTGAGGTCTTTTCTGTCTGCCTGTCTTGTCTTCCCAAAGTTCATGGAGAGTGGTGTAGCGGTTGACACCTTCGATTATTCCGGCATCTGAACCACCAATTCCCTTCCTTCTTTGAGAGAGCCACCCTTCTTTATCTTTTGGAATCGGATCATAGAGACAATCGAACAATCCTTTGAAAGAAGTCATCATATTTCCTCTAAAGCTGCGATTACATCTTTAATGAGAGCCATGCCACTGTCTCCAGTAACATCAATGAACACTTCTTGGTTACCTTCATAAAGTCTGACAGTGACCTCTTCATTGCCGTTCTTGTCCTTGTGGTAAAGCATTTCAGCGATTTCATCGCTCCACTTTCTAGTTCTAGTGAGAGTCTCAAACAGACTCTCTAGAATATCTTTCTTATTCTCCATCTACGTAATCCCCTCCGAACAATCTGTCCAGCGCTTCTAAGATATCAGAGACTGCATTTGCATCCCCCAGCGGTCCAAATGCCTCAATTGCATCATCTGGGCATTTATATACCTTGTTTAAAATTCTAATGAATTCCTTTTCTTCTCCTTCATCGTCAAACCCATTAGTGAAGCCCCCTTCTTTTGCAGCTTTAACAGCAAAGGCAAACAGAAGTAAGTAATGCCATGTATTTCCTGTTCCTGTTACTTCACAGTTCCCGTCTTTAATCTCAAGGTGTAGGAATGGTGTTTCTATGTGTTTGATCATGATTATTTACCCCTTTAACCCGATATATTCCAAAAATAAGATGTTTAACCCTAATGAGAAAGCACTTGAGATATGTACGGCTGTACTGTCCCAATTTGTACCTGATGTGATCATTGAGATAACTGTTCCCAAAACAAAAGCATTAAATGCAATTAATAAGATTCTTTTACTATTCATAATTTCCTCTTTCTGTGCTACAATTAGCACTGTCTGATTTTTATCAATCTTTTCCAAGATTGAGTGGAGCACACGATGCCAGTCGTGTGTTCTTTTTTTGTATGTTATTTTAGGCTATCGCGTGCATTCTTCATTTTGAGCATAGCTATACTAACCGAATGACACACTGAATTAGGATTTTCAATTGCTGCTTCTAACATTTCTTTTAACACTCCTTTAGATTCTTCATCTCCGAGATTTTTAACAAGATAACCAACTAACGAAACAACAGTTATTAAAAGCTCTCCGCCAAGCATGTAAGTTCCTTCGTCTGCTTCGCTTTCTATTTCTAAAGATGTTCCTTTTTCTGTAATAGTTGCCTTAATTTCAACTTCTCTTTCTAATTTGTTTTCTTTTTCTTCTGCTTTCTTCTTTTCTTCTGCGATTTCCATAACTGCTTTTTCAATCACTTTAGTCAATTCATTAGGTGACTTGTTTGAAAGAATTATGTTTGTTAATCTGTCATCAACTTCATATCCCTTCATTGTTTTTCTTACTAACTGTTCAAAATTTTCCATTTTCTTTTTCTCCTTTGTTCTTTTTTTGTGCTCATAAGCACTTAGCGCCAAAGAAAGCATTTATTTGATCAACAGACAAATTATTTAAAAAGGATTGATATATTCAATGTAAGATACACATACGAAGGGTATTTCCAAAAAAATGAAAACGAAACATTCTACAATAATATTATTTGCCTTCTTTGGCTTTAGGTGCCTACGAGCAACTAAAGCTACTTATTCAATTGTCTTTCTTTTAGTGAGCTCCTCTACCACTGCTGCAATCAACTGATCTGAAGGAGCTCTATAATAATTGTTCATGTAATCCATGCTGATCACCTCCTATTGAAGGAACTTATTAATGAAATACTGCTGACCCTTGCCAGTAATCTTAGGTGTCTTAGTAGTGATATTCACTCCTGAGCCGTTGACGTAAGAGCCTTCCTTGATTTCAAAGAGACCTAGTTCCATAGCCTTCTGTGTAGGCATGTTGTAATCAGTGCCCTGGCGCTTGATCAGATAGCCTTTTTCTCTGAGCCATGCGAATAAACGCTTCTGACCCATGTCAATGCCATTTTGCTTTAGAATCTTTGCAAGTTCACCAACTAAGATTGATGTATGGCTAGTTGCTACTGCATCAGCAAATACAACCTTAGGCTTCATCTCCTCGATTACTTTATCCTTAGCAGCTAGAACGCTCTGCGCTTCAATTAATGCCTTAGCCATTAATTCCTGTCCGCTTAGTTCCTTCACTTGGTACTGTCCCGTTTTTCTTAATGCTGGGAGTACTTCAGATGTAACCCAACGTTTGAATTTCTTGGCTGATGGTAATTTGCTACCAAAAACTAATGCATATAATCCCGATTCATTTATAAAGGTTGGATGCTGTTTTCTTCCTAAACTATCGATGATATATGGGGTAACGTTTTGGACCCCCACCCTTTTGTCTTCTTCTTCGACATGATCCCTAATAGCTTTGGAAGGATTGTCATACCCTAATGCTTTTGTTACATCTTTTCCGACAAGCCAAGGCTCGCCATTAATAACTAAACTCCTTACTTGTCCAAATTCTGAATTGTTAAAAATTTGAATTTCATTCATTTTGTTTCTCCTTTCTTAAGTTGCATTTCGTTCAACTTTTCGGTTAAAAAAATTTCGTCTCTTTGTCTTTTTGTTAATTTCAATGCATAACTAAGTCCGACAATTTCAGAAGCAGTGAACTCACCAATTCCATTCAGACGATTATACAATGTTTCTCTTGCTATTCCGCCTTTTTTAGCAATGGCAGTCATAGTCATTCCACTGTCATCTATTGCTTTTTTTAATTTAACCATATCTGTCAT